GCATGTAAATTTCACCGTAAGATTTTGTTTGAATAACATATAGTCTTAATTCAGAGCTATAGTATCTTTCAATTTCTTCAGGAATGTTAAAGTAATCAAAGTATTCTCTCTTGATTTCAACTTCGTGAGATTTACCCTTCTTATCAATGTGATCTACCTTTAGGCTATTCTCTGGTTCTGGGAAAGTCAAATCTCTAATTGATAAAATTAGGATAAAACGATCCTCTTCACAAAGATCCTTGTAAGACATTCTAACTGACTTAGAGTTAATGTTAGTACATGATTCTACAATTGCATTTAATTTAGCATCCACATCAAGAATGTTATTCTCATCGATTGTAGAAAAGTGTCTGATTTCAGCAACTTTAGCTGCTCTAATCTTAAGAACAGTATCGGCTGGGTAAAATTTACCTGCAGATGGTAGACTAGACATTGGGACTTCGTGCCATCCAAGTGCTAGATCCGGAGCTGCTGCCGTATCTGGTTTAAATTTGTCCATGTTAACAGAACCTAAGCCCTGCTTGTTAATTGCTTCTTCCATTGATGCCGTTTGATCAGATGGAGTTGACGCTTGTCTTTCTCTAGCTTCTAATTCTCTTGCTAGATCTTCGCCATTTCTGTTGATTTCTTCACTCATGAGTTATTGATTTTTCGAATTTGTTCTTTAGTTATTGACCTTTGTTCTGGAATTTTATTCTCTAATTCCTTTTGTATGAGACCTCTAATGAATGCACTGACGGAAATGGGACGGGTCTCAGTTTCAATCGCATCCATCAGTATCAGTCTATTAACCTGAGTAACTTCATCCTCTGTTAAGAGAACTTGAAGTTTCTTGGTTAACTTGTGATTTTTTATAGACATAATATGTTGATATTTTAATATGTTTTCCGTGCAAAAAGAAGGGAAGGACCTGGGATCCTTCCCTTTACTTATCTATCTTAGTTAATTTCTTCAGCGAAAGTATCACATCTCCATACAACTTCAAGAGTTGCAGGTTCAGAAGATTCGTAGCTAAGCTCTCCAGTAAATCCTAGTGCGGAAGTAATGAAGCAATCTTCTAGAGTTACTTTTCTGTAGATATCACCAGCTCTGTTAAATTGAACGATTACAAGAGTTCCAACGTAATCCTTTTTCAGACCCATTTCACCGGTTTCTGGATTGTATTGTTTTCTGTACCATTCTCTTAATGTTTTGTAAACATAAGCTTGGTTTGAATCGTTAAGGTTTAATGAAAAGTTAACTGTGATATCGCTTGCAGTTCCATCTGGCATACCAGCATATGATCTGGTAGCAAATTTGTATTTCTGTTCTACTGCAGCAACTTCACGATATAAAGTTTCTAGACCTCCGACTGAGTTAACATGCTGAAGTAATAGGTCTGCGCCTCCTACTCCATCTGGTGGAAGAATGCTAATTTCGAATAGATTCGCCTGAACCGGTTCGAAGTGCTTATTCTTCTTGCTTGTTTGATCTTCTCTATAATGTGGTAATGCCATTGTTAATGTTCTTTATTTTATATATCTTTATGCGAAATTACCTGATTCGATATCTCCAGTATTTAGTACTGTTACTCTAGAAACTAGGATTTCAAGACCTTTAACTGGCTCAACGTAAGTATCTAGGACACCCATATTGTTATCAATTACATCAGTTGTATTGTTTGAAGTGTCCATGATATTTCTGTAGTCGTAAATACCTTGGTCTTTCTTAACTGATTCCATGAATGAGTCAGCTAGAGTTTTAATCTCTAATCTAGTTTGAGCAGTGTTGAACTCGAATAGGTAGTTCTGTAAGATTGCAGCTAAGCCATCTTCAATGTAGATCAGTACCTCTCTTACGTGAGCAGAAGATAATGCTGATTGAATTGATTGCTGTGCAGTCTTGTTACCTTTGATTACGATTCCAGCACCTCTTTCGAATACAACTGGGTTGATTCCGAATGGCTCTAGGTTATCTCTATCATTTTTATCAAATGCATATTCAACTCCTTGTACGCCAGTACCGCTTAGTACACCACGTCTTGGACCTGCAACGATCGACCATGGTAAAGATTCAGTATACTTATCAATAAAGTTATTTGATGCGTATGCTGCTGGTGGAACTACTTTAGTTCTTCCATTCTCTACTACATTTAGACCTGGTGAGAAGTAGAATCCATAGCTAGCTCCATCGTTGATTGATGGAAGAGAGTATAGAGACTGTGGGTTCAAGTTTAGGTTACCTCCAGTTGGAATGTAGCTAGTCTTGAATTCTCCAGTGTTCTCATCGATAAATGATGGATCCATAGAAGCTTTGAATTCTTTTACCATCGGTGCGTTTAGAATTGCAGAAACATTTTGTCTCTCTTTAGCAAGTAGAGTAAATTCTCTCTTGTTTAAGATTCCGCTAGCCGAGTCGTAAGAACCAAAAGTATCTACTAGGTATCTGAACGTGATTGCGTCTTTATCTGCTAGTGTGTTAGAAACTCCATTACCTGGAATTAAAACTGCTAGAAGTTCGCTAATTGTTTTCTCGCTATTTTCTGCTGCTTCAAGAACAAAAGTTTTGTAAGCATCAGATGCTGAGTTGAATGAACCTAACGCGTAGTTTGGTTCTACTGGTACGTCTCTGTGACAGATAAATGTGTAAGTGTATCTATCATCAGCTCCACCGTTTACACCAGCTTCGAATTTTCTTCTAATTTCAAGGATTCTTGCAAGTTTATCGCTACCTTGAATTGGAAGATACATTCCAACTTTGATACCATCTTTAATTTGAGTATCTTCAGCCTGTCCAGCTGGAACAGTGTAGGTGTATTTGAATTCTCCAGCAGTTGCTGCGTTTTCAAATGTCCAACCAGTACCGTTAGTGCTTGGGAAGAAGTATGTTCTTTCATTAACACCAATTTCGAATAGATCGAATACTGTGTTAACTGCTTGTGAATATACATCCATTGGTGAATTAGCACCAGTAGCGTCAGCTAAATCTGCTGAGAACTGACCGTTACCTGCAGGTACGATAGTTACTGTACCGTTACCATCATCAGAAACTGATAGGATTTTAGCATATTCTCCAGCATTAACTGAAGGTAAGTAAGCTCCTGCTGCTAGATCGTGGTAAGATGTTGCTGGGGTTCCAGTGAATGGACCAGCGTAGTTTAATACTAGGTTTGAACCTACGAAAGTTGCTGCAGCATAAGGAGCTGGATCGATCCCTGCTGAGTATTTTTCGTAGTAAGTTTTGCTGATATCGTCTTCACAAACAACTGTTGCGATTCCATTAACTGCGTCATGTGAAACTGAAAGAATTTCAGTGTATTCGCCAGCAATTGATGCTACTAAGAAGTTACCAGCAACTAGACCCGCAGTTTGCATTGTTGCAAAGTTACCAGCAGCTACTGCGATTTCCATTGTATCGCCATTAACTGAAACGATGTTTTCAAAAGCAGCATCTCTTGGATCGTTTAGTTGGTTTGGTTGTTGTTGAACAACTACGTGAGATAGCATTTCGTAATCTTGGTGGATATCGAATGCTTCACCAACGAAATCAATTCTATCAAGTGCATCTTCGTTAACTGCTGCAAAAAGACCAGTTCTTCTTGATTCAGAGTTAATGATTGTCTCGATGTAGTATTGTCTTCCTTCGTTATCTTGGAAGTCTGGAATTAGAGAACCAGTGTATTTTGCTAGTAGAGATACTTCTCTTAGGTTAGCGAATGCACCGAATTGCTCAGGGATAATACCGTTTGAGTTAAAGTAGTTACCATAAGTTGGATCGTTGTTTAACTCAGAAGTTACGAATCTACCTTTAAATACGTAAACATCTACCATGTAATCTGAGATGTAATCTAGATCGTCAACTCCTTCTGGAGCGTTTCCTTCTCCGTACCATTCTCTTGCAGTAACATCAAAACCTCTTGTATCTCCAGCCTGAGTAACTACTACAGTGATTGGATCTTGTTTGATGTTTGTAAATGAAATTGCGTTATCAGACGTTGCTGAAGTATTTCCTGCAATGTTTAGAAGTTTTTCATCTTGAGGAATCCAAAACTTATCTCTGTTAAAGATGTCTCTGTAAAGAGCTTCTCCAGTGATAGCAGGATTTCCTTGAACAGAACCGTTAGTCGTTGGAGAAAACCAGTACGCCTTGTCTGTATCGTTAGCTGAAGTTAAGTTCATTGCTAAGATAGGACCTCTTGTAAGAGCTTCGATCGCTGATCTGTGGAAATACATTCCTTTTCTCTCTAAAGATTTATCAATTGAACCGAAGATCTGAATAAAAGTTTCAGTGTCTTCTACAAAGATAGGAGTATTGTAAGGTCCCTTCTTTGAGTGTCCAACAACAAGTCTAATAGTCTCTGCCGGAATGTTAACGGTTTGAGATTTGTCGAATTCAAGACGGTAAACACCAGAGCTCTTGAATTGCTGTAATTGAGGACTTAATGCCATAATTCTATATTTTGTTTTTTTTCTATATTATATATCCTTGTGATTTGGTTTTATTTCAATAGATCGTAAATATCATATTGAAGATCACCATCACTTTCCATGTCTTTATATAAGATTTCTTCCATTTTTGTCTGAACATCTGAATCAATAAAATCAAGAAGTTCTTCAATATAATCGGCATAATCAGTTGTATTAAAGAATTCAGTTGCTGTAATACATGTCATAATAAGGTCATCATTACCCATTTGTGCGCCATAACTTCCGTTTGGTAAGACACCGAATAGACTTGCTTCAGTAATGGTTTCCTCATCAGTTATGTCAATTCTATTATTTTTGTAGAGCTTCGAAAAGTTCTGACAAAAGATTGCCTTATTATCTGCTTTTAGTTTAATACCAGGCTTTAAGGTTCTTGCATCATGTCGGTGTCTAAATCTAATCACCATCTCTTCATCAAAGTCATTACGTTGTGGGAAAACTGTTCTTAAGTACTGGAATAGAACTGTTCCGTATGTGTTATATTCAACAATCATTTTTACGTTCTCATTGTAGAATATATCTAGTGCGAGTGTATATAACACTTTTGCGAAATCTTCAATTACATGCTCATTACTTCTAAAACGGGCAACTTGCTTTAATTTAAAGAAATCATACATTGCTCCCGGATTGTTAACATTCTCAATCTCTTTAAAATCCATTGGAGAAACTTGGAACACGTTAATTACTGAATAGTCACCACCATTTCCCTCTGCAATATCAACGTCAAATAACCAGAAGTTTTCACTGTATCTAGCATCTTCAATATCGAAGTCAGGATCCCATGCTAAGAACCCTTCAACATCAATTCCAATATTTTCAAATTCTTCCATGTCATGATAGACATATTTCTTCATCCTCTTTCTCATCCTTTTCATATCTACAGGATCCATTAACAGGTTTGAAGAACTTACGAATTCATTACCATATTGCTTGTTGAATGCTTCAATTGAACCAAGGTTTCCAAGTTCTCGTTGGTACCATGCATCGTCGCGTTCTGGGTGTTCCCACCAGTCAATACGCATTGAAGTATACTCATTATCGCCACGTTCAGCAGCTGCATAGATTTCATAGAACTTATTGAAACCATTTGGAGTCGAAGTAATCGTTAGTCTTGATACTTTCGAAGCTGATAGTGTAGGATAAACGTTTTCATAGAACGAATCAGCAATCGATGGGTGAATGTGTGCGAACTCATCAATGTACAGGTTATGAATGGTAAAACCAATACCTGCCTTTGCCGTTGTAGATTGACCAATTAAACGACAACCATTATCACAACGAACATTCATTACATCATATTTAATAATACCCGGCTTCATAAAGAATGGAAGGTTCTCAATTACAACCTTTGCCTTATCAATGATTTCTTTTGTCGTATCACTCTTGTTTGCAAGAAGTAGTGTGTTCTTATCAGTATTAAACGTAACATACCATGCATTATAAATCGATGCAGTTACAGTTTTACCCATCTGTCTTGACGCAAGTACAATATTGAATCTTTCACTTTGGAAATTACGCAGCATTCTTTTTTGGTATTCACGAAGTTTTACCCTCTTAATACCATCATCGGTCATTACTACTGCATATTTCTCAGCAAAGTATACAATATCAGTTGCACATCTTGCAAGTTCTGCAATTTCATCATCAGTATATTCAAAGACAATATTACCCTTTCTTAAGAATTGCTTACCCTCGTAGAATGGCATCTTAACTTTAGGTCGATACCCCTGGTCAAGCGCTAATAGCAGATCATTGACCTGTTTAGTTGACCAAACAATTCTGTCTGACTCAACCGATCCCTCTTCTTTTGGAATCCATCTATTATCTCCTACGTAATCGCTCATTATTCAGTTTCGTCGATTTCTACGTCTTCAATATCTTCTTCATTAGTACCGTTCTTAATTCCAGCCTGAATCGCTGCCATTAAGTCTTTGGTACCTCGTTGAATATTCTTATTACCAGCATCTCCGCCACTCTGTTCAATTTCTCGAGTATCGTCGCGTTTCTTATAGATTTCGATGTCACGTGCAATTCTCTTTGTTGATTCTTCAGCTGCCATTAAGTACATTGTCTGTGACTTAATAATGTCGAGCATTGATTTCTGTAGGGTTGCTAACACCTCAAACATTCTCGGTGCAAGTTCCCCTGCTTCAATAGTTTCTAATAGTGTTGTTAGTGCTCTTTCACCAGCTTGAAGCTGATAGATTAGAGAGGACATTGTCATCTCATCCATCTTTTTCTTAGCTTGAATATATTCGTCCTTCTCAATGATATCTGAATCAAGATAGAACTTCATTAGACTTGTGATTGTCTTCTTCGCCTTATTTGTTGATTTTAACTTGATGTCTCCGTAATTTACCGGAGGGAGCGATGTTGGTTGTTTCATAATTGCAGTATCGGTAGGATCCTGATCTATGTCTAAACTTTCATTATCTCCAATCAAGTCATCCAGTTCTCTGCGTATTTCGTCAGCCTGGTCACTTATTGTTCGTTTCTTATCGCTCATAATATTATATTATAGTCTATATATCCAAGTTTACCGTGAGATCCAATATTGGTCCCACATTAATTACCTTGGGTTACTGTATTGTCTTAGTTGAATTGATGGAATTGCGTTATCGGTCATAATCGCTAGATCAGCATCGCGAACTACATATTGTTGTAGAACATTCATGTGCTGCTCTGCTTCAATTACCTTTTCGAACAATCTGATGTTTGTTACGTTTAGTGGAGCTGCTGAAAGGCTCCATCCTTTTTCTGCATTCCATTCAGTAGAAGGTAGCGTATATGTCTGATCTACAAAATTAGTAAATGTTGAATTCTTCTTATGTGCAAGACCAAGATTTGAATTTGGATCTAGTCGATAAACATTTAGACTTAAATCGCCATGTGTATTATTAACATTCACAACGACAGCATACCAAACATTAAACTCCAATTTATTCGGGTACACTAGTTGATAGTTTACTCCGTTAATGGTTACATTCATTTCAGTCTGTGTAGTTGCAACCGCAAGTCCCTTAGTAAAATCAGAGTCTGCTCTACCATCGATAAACACATAGTTTGCAGTATCTGCTGCCGTAAACTGTGGTCTAAACCAAGCAGTAATCGCCAGATTCTCAGAAGTGGTTAATTTTGAAAGGGCATTATATGTTAGAGCATATCTTTCTCCAACATCTGCCTTATTCAACATATAATTGTTCTTTGAAATCATTGTCCACTTGTTTCTAATCTCAGAATCCTGGATTTGAAGTGATGGATGTTTACTGTATCTAATAGAATCGTCAAGTTCTTGGTAAACAGTTTTAAACTGCTGTGGCTTTGTAACCTTTTCAAATTCTTGTTGAATCTCTTCTCCAAATACCTCTTCAATTCCAGTTGTTAAATCATCAACCTCTTGCTCAATTGCAGTATCGGTGTGAATTGAACTTGTTCTGTCCTCCCATTTTCTAAGTTGAACTCTCCAATAGGTTAACTGAGCATTGAATTGGTCAGCAAGAGCAACTGTACTTACCTCATACATTCTATTTAAGATTGGAAAGAATAGGTAGTCTCTACTTCTTGGTTCCATTCCTGTTCCAAATGCTGTCGTAAATGCTTCGCCAGTAACATGGATTTCAAACTCTTCGAAGTCCATTCCAAAGATATCGAAGTTAAATTCTCTAGTTGGAAATGCGTTATCTGGAACCATTACTTTCATAGTTGACTCTTC